CTTGATAACCTGAGTCCGTAATATGGCCAATATACAAATTACGCAACTACCAGCAGCTGGTGCAATCACAGGCACCGAGTCAGTGCCTATTGTTCAAAATGGCGTCACGGTTCAGACAACGACAGGCGCCATTGCTGCATCTCCAGCGCTGACGGCAACGTTCTTAACTAAAAACCAAGAACCTACGCTGCCTAATAGCCGCTACCTGTCTACCAATACAGGTATCACATTAGTTGATGGCGGCGCGCAGTCTTACTATCAAGTGGCATTAACCGGTGCAGTTTCGCAGTTAAACGCACTTGGTGGTGGCATTGTTGTAAAAGACAGTGGCAGCACATTGGTCAATCGATCAATCGCAACAACAGGCAGTGGCCTGAGTGTATCTAATGCTGATGGTACTGGTGGTAACCCCACACTCCAGTTGACTGGAGTTGCTGCAGCTGTAGCAGCTTACAGCGGCACGGGCATGATAGCTGTTGTAGGCGGCGCAACTGTTGCAGGCCGCGTGATCACCGGTACAGCAAATCAGATTGCAGTTGCTAATGGCAACGGCTCAGGTGACCCTACTATTTCAATTGTTGACAATGCAACCCTGCCCGGTACAGGCGGCGTAACAATTCCTAAAGGGACTAGTGCGCAGCAACCTGTTGGCGTTGCAGGACAGTTTAGATTCAATACTGACACGCAAACATTTGACGGCTACGCATCAGGCGCGTGGAGTCAATTCTCGTTGGTTGGTGGTGTTACATCGATCTCTGGTGGTGGTACAGGCTTAACACCTGCTACGGCAACAGGCGGTGCGGTAACCTTAGGCGGTACAGTCAATGTTTCTAGCGGTGGTACAGGCGCTAATTCTTTGACAGGTTATGTTAAAGGTAATGGCACTTCGCCAATGACAGCTGCGGCTACTGTTCCAACAACAGACTTGTCTGGGTCAATCACCAACGCGCAGTTAGCCAACAGCGCTGTCACCGTCAACGGAACATCCATTGCCCTTGGCGCTTCAGGCACGATCACATCTAACACAACCAATGCCTTGACCTTTGGCACTGGATTCAGTGCAGGGTCATTTAACGGGTCTACAGCAACGACAATCAACCTTGCCAACACCGCTGTGACAGCAGGCTCTTATGGTGCGGCGTCCAAAACATTAACTGCTACGGTTGATGCACAAGGTCGCTTAACAGCTTTGGCTGATACAAATATTGCGATTGCCAACACGCAGGTTTCTGGTCTTGGCACGATGTCTACCCAGAACGCAAGTGCTGTGGCTGTTACTGGCGGCACAATCAATGGGGCAACGGTAGGTGCATCAACTCCTGCGGCTGGAACTTTTACGGCATTGGCAACGACCACTGGTACGGTCTCCACTACGCCAACCGCCGCAACAGACATTGCTAACAAGAGCTATGTTGATGGACTGGTCACACAGGGTATTTCCTACCACGAACCCGTTTACGTCGAGTCTCCGAATACTGCTGGTAATCTGAACGCTACGTACAACCAGCCCGGTGGTGCCGGTGATGGTGTTGGAGCAACGCTTACCAACGCTGGTACTCAAGTCGCGTTGACCATAGATGGTGTTTTAACAACCGTCGGAATGCGCGTATTGATTTACAACCAGACCGCGCAAGCTCAAAACGGCGTCTACACAGTAACTACCGTCGGCAGTGGTTCGACGAACTGGGTATTGACTCGAGCTACTGATGCGGACACATACGGACTGCGCGACCCTGACGCTTTGGGCTACAACGATGCATTCTTCGTTCAGGCGGGAAATACCGGGGCTGGCGAAACATACGTAGTTACTACAACTGGCGTAATCGTTTTTGGTACAACACCGATCACATTTGCGCAGATCAGTTCCGCACAAGTATACAGCGCAGGGACAGGACTTAATCTCTCTCCGGCAACTACCTTCAATATCTCAAATACCGGCGTCACTGCGGCGTCCTACGGTATTGCATCAAGCGTTCCGACACTGGCGATCAACGCGCAAGGTCAGATCACCAGCGCGAGCAACACAACAATCGCAATAAACGCGAACCAGATCACATCTGGTGCTGTTACAAATGCACAGTTGGCGAACAGCGCAGTCACGGTTAACGGAACATCTATCTCATTAGGTGGATCAGGAACCGTTACAGCCACGGCTACCAATGCTTTGACAATTGGCACAGGTTTGTCTGGAACTAGCTACAACGGATCAACGGCTGTCATGATTGCCTTGTCTGCGTCTGGCGTTACTCCAACAACCTATGGATCTGCATCGCAGGTTCCAGTTTTTGCTGTAGACACCTACGGACGTTTGACATCGGTCACCAATACATCAATTGCAATTGCCGCAGGCGCTGTATCAGGGCTAGCGGCTTCTGCAACGACCGATACTACCAACGCCGCCAATATCACCTCTGGAACGCTTCCTACGGCTCGTTTAAGCGGTTCTTACACTGGTATCACTGGTGTCGGCACGTTGACAGCAGGAACTTGGAACGGTACAGCTATTGGTGTTGCTTATGGTGGTACTGGTTTAACAGCTACGCCTACGAATGGTCAGTTGGCTATTGGTAACGGAACAGGCTACTCACTGGCTACTTTGACCGCTGGCACGAACGTCAGCATCTCAAATACGGCTGGCGGCATCACGATCTCTGCAACCCCTGCCGCTGGCGGTACGGTGCAAAGCGTGGATGTGTCTGGCGGTACTACTGGACTCACAACATCTGGTGGCCCAGTTACCGTATCAGGAACGATCACCCTTGCTGGCACATTGAATGTGGCTAACGGCGGTACAGGTGCAACCACATTGACTGGTTATGTGTACGGCAACGGCACAAGCGCCATGACAGCCTCCACCACGATTCCTAACTCAGCAATCACTGGTCTAGGTACAATGTCGACACAAAGTGCTGGCGCAGTAGCTATTACTGGCGGAACAATTAACGGCACATCGATTGGTGCGACGACGACATCAACTGGCGCATTTACAACATTGAATGCCACAACCGGCATCTTCGGAGGAACCTTCTAATGGCGGCGACTAACTTCACACCTATATCGCTGTACTACAGCACGACGGCTTCTGCCGTTCCTACTTCAGGAAACCTTGTCAATGGTGAATTAGCACTTAATACGGCTGACATGAAGCTGTACGCAAAGAACAGTTCTGGCGTTGTTACTTTGTTGGCGTCTAACGCCGCGACTGCCGCTGGAGTTGACTCTTTCTCTGCTGGCTCAACAGGCTTCACACCTAGCACTGCAACAACAGGCGCAGTTACTTTGGCAGGCACGTTGAACGTAGCCAATGGTGGTACAGGTCTTACGACGCTGACTGCTAATCGTATCCCTTATGGTAACGGCACAAGCGCATTTCAATCTAGCGCAAATTTAACTTTTGATGGAAGTACTTTGACTGGCACAACCGTCAATGTGCGCTTGTCCAATGACTATAAACTTGGTTTTGGTGACGGCACTTCTTGGTATTCGGGAAATGGTTCTACTGGATATTTGACATTTGGAACCAACAACACCGAACGCGCAAGGTTTGATGTCAACGGCAATTTGGGTATTGGTACAAGTTCGCCTTCTGGAAAACTGACTGTTGCGAACACTTATACGAATACTTCCGACGCAACGATTGTTGCCAGCGCAACGATTCCGGGTATTAACTTACGATCAGCATCCACTGGTAGATTTTCAATTTTTACAAATTACTCAGCCGCTAACTCAACATCATTCGTGACTGGAACTGGGACAAATAACCCGTCCGTAGAAGCGATTGCTATAGAGCACACCAATAACAATATTGGTTTTGGTAGTCAACCGAACACTTGGTTCTCAACTAGAAAAGCATTGCAATTTGGATCGGGTGGTTCAATCTCTGCGTCTACCAATTCAAGCGTTGCTGAATTTTCCAATAATGTATATATTGATGCGGCTGGCAGTAACATTTACGTAACGACAGGAACTGCTAGCAGGTATCAACAATCTGTCGGAAGCCACGTTTGGTACACAGCCGCATCAGGCACTGGAGGAACGGCCGCTAGTTTAACGCAGGTGCTCAATATCAATACAAGTGGCGCAATTGGAGTAGGCTCAAGTGCATCCTTTGGAACAAGCGGTCAGGTACTGACCTCTGGTGGTTCAGGTGCGGCACCTACTTGGGCAACAGCAGGTGGTGGCGGTTTCACTACAATGGTTACTTACACCTCATCCACTACTTGGACAGTTCCAGCAGGTATTACGAAGGTTAAAGTCACTGTGACGGGCGGCGGCGGCGGCGGCGGTAGCTCCGGTAACTCAAGAACGGGTACTGGCGGAGCGGCTGGTGGAACAGCGATCAAGTACCTGACGACCACACCCGGAGCTGTTATTACAGTTACAATTGGTGCTGGCGGCACAAGTACTGGTGCCGCCGCTGGAACTGCTGGCGGGACATCTACATTTTCTACTGTTTCAGCAACTGGTGGTACTGGGGGTAGCGGTGGTAGTAGCAATGGCGATGCGGCAAGTGCTCAACTGGGCGGCATTGGTTCTGGGGGTGACGTCAATCTGCGTGGCGGTCGATCTACAGGCGGTGGTTTTACTTACTCGTCAGGTGTTAGTCAAGGTACTGATGGTGGCAACTCTATTTATGGCGGTGCAGGTGGTGGTTGCTCAGCGCAACAAGTGATCGCTAATGACGCGGGAACTGATGCGGGTGTCGGATCAGGCTCAGGTGGCGGTGGTGGAGCCTCGTCTGTAAATGGTGGTGCTGGCGGGTCAGGTCGTATCGTGATCGAATATTAAGGAGGGTGTATGAGAGCACACGTAATAGAAAACGGGGTCGTAGTCAACACAATTGTTGTAGACTCTCTAGATTTTATGCCGAACTTAGTTGAGGCTACTGCAGGTGGTATTGGTTGGTCGTACGTTAATGGGCAGTTCATAAATCCCAATCCACCTGTAGAATCTACAGAAGAACCCCAATTCACCAGAGAAGAACTTCTTGCGCAAATTAACGCGCTTGCGGCACAAGTCCAATCATTACCTGAAGGAACACCATGAAACTACAATTACCTATCGAAACTGTGAACCAACTGCTTGGCTATTTAGGCACTCGCCCGTACCAAGAAGTGTATTCATTGATACTTGCCATACAAGAAGCCGCGAAACCTCCTGTCGTGCCCGAAGCTCCGAAGGCCGAAGATGGAACAAGTGGAGACTAAGCTCGCCGTTCACGAGGCGGTATGCGCTGAACGCTACCGCTCGATCGAAGACAAGCTCGATCGGGGTAAAGAGCGGATGCGCACCATGGAGTACCTGCTGTACATACTGCTTGCGGCGGTGCTCTTCGGTCCTGGCGTTGCTGGCGAATTCGTCAAAAAAGTTTTGGGATTATAGCATGTGGGACTGGGCTGAAGCAATTATTGCAGCAGCCTGTATAGTCTGCTTTGTAATGGCTTGTACGTATATTATCGCGTGGAGTTGGGCGTGGTAAATGCGTTGGCTTTTTCTGTTACTGTTGTTAGTACTGGCTGGAGCCATAGCCAAGAATGGTTGCCATGTGCGAGAATTCTATGGGATTGGCTACACTATCCACGATCCAACACTACGTCACAGAGAGATGATGTCATGGCTAGACCAAAATGCTCAATACTGCAAATCAACGGATTACGTAGTTATTTGGAACAATTTGTCCGAGTGGGCTGGAACAGCCGATTCCACGTGGTTGCGCAATAAAGTTGTTCATGGATACAAAGATGCACTTGAGCGTGAAAAGAAATGATCCCGCCCATACACAAGTGGTATCCTATGGTACAGCCGGGAGGCGAGCCAACTAAGACAGATGCGCTTGAACGCAGGGCAGAACGTATGCAAGAAGAATACAAGCAAGCCCTGAAGATGAAGAAAGTAAAGGACAAAATTGATGATCTTGAGTTTGAGTTGTATGTGAAGAAGGCAGAACGCAACCAACTTAGCCTTGAGATTTTTACCAACCGTAAGCTGGATATTTAT